CACAGTTGACATGGTTTTTGATGCAGAGATCTGGAACAAGCAACTTGAAGATGACTTAGAGCCAATCATTTCCGCCATCTATGTTGACGCCAAGGAATATGTTGCTTCGCGAACCAGCGAACAGGTAGCGCTTGAACCGCAGGAAGTTGAAAAACTTGCTCAACAACAAGTAGAGCGAATGCAACAAGCCAACACTGGCACAGCCGAAGAAATAGCCGCGGCGATTGCTGTTGCGATGATGGAAGAGAACCAAGAAGAACGCTCCACTCTGTTGAGGTTGGCTCTCATAGCAATATTCTTGAAACTTATTTCCAAGAGGAAAAGGGACATTGCCGAACACGAAGCGCAGGCTTCCTACAACGGTGGGGTTTATTTGGCAGGCAAAGACAGTCAGGGTGGTTTCACCAAGACTTGGCTGACCAGAAAAGATTCGCGTGTTCGTAACGCTCATAAGTTCCTTGAGGGGAAAACAGTGAAATTCGGTGACGGTTTCATCGTTGATGGACTGATGTTGCGATTCCCGGGTGACCCAATAGCGCCACCTGCTCTTACATTCAACTGTCGCTGTCGTCTTCGTTTCGGATTTGACGAATAATAGTTTTCAGTAAAATAACCTAGTTATACTGAAAGTGTTCCTTTTTTGACGCTTCAAATGGTTTATTGTTTATAAACAACCATTTACGGAGCATCATGCCAACAGCACTATCGGAAACACAGCAATACAAAGCCCTTCAAGGTCAGTTCAACATTGATGAAGCGCAAGGCGTTGTTGAATGTTTCGTCGCAGGAATTGGTAATAAGGACTCCGTAGGTGACATCATCGTCCCCGGCGCATTCACGGAAAGCCTAAAAAGGCGCAAACCCCGTGTTGTATGGGGTCACAACTGGAACGAGCCGATCGGCAAAGTACTTGAAATGTACGAAGTTCCACCATCAGATCCGCGACTTCCTATCAAAATGCGCGCCGCTGGTATCGGTGGTCTGTATGCAAAAGTCCAGTTCAACCTGAAGTCTGAAAGAGGACGACAGGCTTTCGCCGACGTTGCTTTCTTCGGCGAAGAACAAGAATGGTCAATCGGGTACAAGACATTGGACGCAGACTTTGATCCTCAGCGTCAAGCGAATGTTTTGAAAAAAGTTGAACTCTATGAAGCAAGCCCTGTTCTTCATGGTGCCAACCAACTCACAGGAACTATTTCAATTAAGTCAGTTGAAAATCAAACAGATAATTCTGAAATCAAAGGTCAAATGCGCGATGGTGACGGCAAGTTAACAGAACAAGGTCGTTCTTTGCTTATGCGTATTCTCGCTAATAGCATGAACAGGCAGAAGCCTCGTGAAGAAGAAGATGATGATGCGGTTGATGCTCCAATGCCAGCAAAGGGACGCAAAGAGAACCTTCCGCTTGCTTTAGCGAAGAAGTTTGGTGGAGCAGTACGGTTAAGGGAATCAGATGCGAACAGTGTCATTTTTGACCACAGAGGCGAACAAGGTGGAATTACCACCATGCGTGTCTCCTACCATTTTGAAGATGGACAGTTCATGTTCGGCGAACCAACAAGGGTCAAGCCACAAACCGTCTATATCAACGCAGACGGAGACACCCCTAGTGGATCCGACGGCGAACGCCGTTTTGAAGATCGCTACCGCATGGAAGAAGACCCACAGGTACCAGCAGGCGTAAAACCAAAGTCACCTGAAAAGGCTGACCCACTTGGCGGCATCATTCCTCAGGAAATCGTTACCGCCCGCACCCGTGGATACGGTCCGCGTCGTGGAAACCTTGAAAAACTACTCCGTTACTGGCGTCCAATTATGAAAAAGCCGGGTGGATTCCGCCGATGCCGAGTAATCCTCGCAAACCATCCAGAACTGTTCCCGTTGAGCAATATCTGTGCTTGGTTGCACCATGAAACAACTGGTCTCTGGCCGAACGAGGGATGCCATCATCCGGGCATGAAGAATTGTCGTGGAAAACTACGCAAACGGAATTGGGATGACAGTGAATTCAACAACCGTCTCAGCGGAGTACTCAAGCCCGGGAAATCTCTTGAATCCATGACCGAAGAAGAAATCAAGTCAATATTTGACTTCCTTGACTCCGAGGAAAAGGGTTACGAGATGATGGAGGCTATGGCTAGTCGTTTGGCTGAATCAGATGAAACAGAAGAAACCATGAAAATGGAAGATGTTGAGTTTGAGAACGAAGACGAAGGCAACGAAAAAGCGTATGAGGCTCTTAAAGAATTCATGAACGCTGAACCAGATTTCATCAACTACATGGCTGATAAAGACAATTGGGTCATGGAAGGTGACGATGATAATGGTGGCGTTGTAGAGATGCCATACTCCCGAGGCGGGGACGATGACGACTGTGGTTGTGGCGGCGGAGGCAAAGACCCAAAGCAAATGATGGGCATGCTTATGGCGGCTATTTCTGAACTCATGGGCAAGGACGCCGATGAAGATATTGAAATCAAGGCAGGAAGAGTCATTAATTCTCGCAATATGACAAAACTGCAAAATGCTTTCAACCTTCTCAAGGAAGTCCTCAATGCAGGCGGTGGTTCCTCCGACATTGAAGCAAAATCGCTCTTAACTGACGAAAAAGAAATGCTTCTTATTTCATCTTCCGAACATTCGCTTTATGAAGTGAAAGAACTTTTGGATCCGATTTTGGATTATTACCAAATCAAGTCAGAAGTTACGGAAGAGGGTGTGCAAGTTGAAATCAGCGATGTTGAAGATGAAGCCTTTGACGCGCTTCTCAACATTATGGATTCAATGTAAATAATCGTAAGGTTTTTGTATTGGTTCCATTTGTAACAGAAACAAAACACTATTATGAGTTATACTTCAATAACAGGTTTACCACAAAAAACAGCAAAGTATCAGTGTTTGATGTCAGGCGAAAAGCGTCTGACGCCATGCTCTGTTTGCTCTAATCCATCAAGGTGCATTGCCAAAACGATGCACTATAAGGAGTCCACGAACATGGCTAGCGAAACACCGACAGTAAAACTTTTAGCAGACGGCGGAATTGAATGCGCCAAAGGTTTGGAGTTAGCAGAATGTGGCTACAAGCCCGGCGCAAAAGTTTGTGGCAAGTGTGGAGCGAAGGCTGTCACGCAAACGGAAGAAGCCGTACCTGCTGACGCAGCACCAGAAGTAGCAACCGAAAAATCTGAATGGGTAACCGCTTCGGATGAAAAGGGAGCAAAGATGGAAGAAGATCTCGCAATGATGGAAGAGGAAATGACACCTGCTTCCGCAAAAAAGAAAAAGAAGCCTGCTGAAGTCGTAGACATGGAAGAAGAAGACGACGAAGAAGACATGCCTGAAGATCTTGACGACGAAGAAGAAAAAATGTACGGCGAGATTGAAAAGATGATGGAACAGCGCAAGAAGGCACGCGCAAAGCGCATGGAAACAATGGGTGTCAAGTCTGCTGACTATGACGATCTTGCTTTTGTTTGCGCTATTGAACGTCGCGTTTATTCAGGTGGTTCGGAAATCTGTGCTTCATGCCCAGGTGGTTGCGAGCAACAAGACACAATGCCAAGCCTTCTTGAAGTTGAAGGTATGGCTGAAAGCATGTTCGCAGGAAAAGTTCTTGACTCTGGTTATGCGGACGAAGTAGACATCTTTGTTGTTGATGTTCAACGCAAAGATGGAAAACCTGTTGAGGCTTACTTTGACGGAACAAGCGGTGAGTGCATGGGCTGGCATCTTCTTAACGAAGATCTGATCGGTGAAGTAGCAACCGTGCCGGGTCAGAAAGTAATTTCTTTCAGTGAGGCTTCAGCAATTGCAACAAAGTCAATTGAAGGCGATGTTGTTTCCGTTGATGCAGACATGTTTGACGGTTACGACGCATACGCAGTTGAAATTGAAGGTTTGGATGGAAAGTCTTACGATGTTTATGTCGGAGTAGACGGAGAAATCCTTGGCTTTGATGAATACGATCCTGAAGAAGCAGCCGACATTGACGAAGAAGTAGCCGACATTGCTTTGAAGGCAATGTACGACGAAGATGAGCGCATGGAAATGGCTAAGGGCGGAATGGCTATGGCTGACGGCTCTTACCCAATCAAGGACGAGGAAGACCTCAAGAACGCAATCATGGCTTATGGTCGCGCAAAAGACAAGACCAAGGCAATGGCACATATCAAGAAGCGTGCAATGGAACTTGACAAAGAGGACATGCTTCCTGCTGAGTGGTCAGAAGAGAAGACACTTCTTGATGATGAAGCGAAAGAGTTCTTGAGCAGTTTGATGGAACTTGAAATGCTTGAGATTGAAACAGGTTTGGATAAGTGAAAAAGAAAAACCAAATCAATGATTCAGTCAGTACTTCTGGCTTGACCTTTGATACCAAGGAAGAAATACAGCCAACACCAGATGTTGTTGTGGTAGATACTCCTGAGGTTATTGAAGTTGAAGTAAAAGAGGAAACTGTTCAGGAAGAAGTTGTCGTAGAGCAAAAAGTGGAAACAAAGAAGGCTCCTAAAAAAGCAGTAGAGGATGATGATGTTGTTCCACTTTCCACACTTACAAAAGCGACAGAAACCAGCAAAGAATAGTTGGAGGAGACGATGAGCAAATCGTCTCGCGCATTTGACGCAAACGAGAGAGTAGCCGACTATTTTCAGTCGGTGAAAGTTGTCCAAGATAATGTTCTTCTGTTCAAAGGTTTTCTTGGTCCGACGATCAAAGATAAACCTGAACTAGGTTCTGTTGGTGTAAGAGCAGCGCGCGCCGCTGGTGTCATTGTTGATGCCGCAGGGAAACTCCGATGCCCGCCCGGAACTCCGAATGCGAACCAATTTACCGACATGCAAATGTCAAACTGTCTTACACCTTCCGCTGAATCGGCAGCCCGTGGCGCGGCTTCTATGGCTGGGAAATTGATTGATGGCGCTCGGGTAATTTTCAAATCAGAAAAAGTAAAAAATGGTTCAAAAGCAGCGGCGATGATTGCCCTGCAAACAATGGACTACATGTATGCGGATGGTTCAGACTCAATGACACAATCCACACTTTTCGGTATGGTTTTATTAAAGGCTGGCGGTGCGCAACTATTGGATTTTGCTACCGATTCACTTCACAAACGAGGGAAAGTATCCGATAAGAAAAAAGAACAGTTGGAAGCGATAGCAGAAAAAATTAAACGCGACGCCGCTATTGACGCAAAAAACTTTCTTTTAGCGTCATTCAAAAGACGAAAAGATAAAAACAAAGACCCCAAGGCTGAACCGCCAACCGTTAAATCGCCTAGTGGGTTCAGAAAAGGTAACAGCGCCATAGCCAAAGCAAAAGACTTTGACCCACAGATTGGCGTTGCTGATGCCAACGGAAGAAATATTTCAAGAGATTTGCCTACTGTCAAAAAAGACATTGACACAGT